CTTATCAAAACGAATAGGGGTCGGCTTGACTTCAAACCGAACCCCCATAAATTCGCCCGTTACTTTTGTAATACGTCCCATAAATTGCTCGCTTTATTTTAGGGTTATTAAGTGTTAAACTCTACAAACTCATAATCAGTAGAAAGTTGTAGAGTCGGTTCTTTAAACTTGAGTGTGTCGTCATCTCCAATCTCAACAGAGACTCTAACATACTCACAAGCAGCAACAAGTGTTTTACTTACGTTTTGAACACCTGTTCCACTAATGTTTGTAGTTGCTTGTACACCAGTAGTTGACCCAGAGTCATCATAACACTGAATTCCGATTACTGGGCTAGTAGCTGAATCTTCAGTTACATTGATACTAAACGTCAACACCTTAGCTGGGAACGGAAAATGTATGTCTCGATACATAATTCCTCCAGAGCTTGCTGCGTCTGTTATGGTTTGAACGCCCGCAGTGAAGTCTAGCGTATCAATAGTATCTGTCCACCCTGCTGCTAAATCAGTAGTAGAACCCTCTTGCCAACCATACAAGGCTAATCCATTCTTCACGTAGGACATCTCTGCTGAGTGCTTACCTGTAGTGGAATCGTACCCACCTTTGGCTTCACGTGCGCTAGAGAATCGGAAGGACATATTGTCCTCAAAACCCTTATTGATTTGCAGGGTTCCTTCCATTTGAAGAATGGAGTCGTCTAATCCATATCCAGTGAACACTAGGTTGGTTTGAGCGTCTGCCCACGTGTACAACTGTGCTTTAGCGGATTGGCTATATACCCCAGTAACGGTGATGTTATAGTTTTTGCTAGTGATTATCTCACGGTTATTCTCAATGACCTGTGTGTTAGGCTCAATGCTAATAACTTGGCGAGACGCTTCAGCCGCTCCTTCTTGAACCACAGAAAACTCAAGAGTCTCAGTAAGTGTAGAAGTATTAACTAAAGCTAGTTTGCTTAGTTGCGTAGGCATGATTCGTTACCAGTTAGAGTGTTAGGATTCTTATGCAGGGGCGGTTACAGCGATAGCTACTTCACCGTCTATGTCAGAAGCCTGAGCAATTAAAACAGTCTCAAGTCTACCGTTATCAAATGCGTTGTGTCCCTGAATATAAGTGGTTGCAGTAGTAATGTCGTGAGAACCTGTTTTACCGTGTAGTCTTAATCTGCCTTCTGTTGGAACAGTTCCATCAGTTGAAACAAGAGAACTACCAAGTATAGCTGTGTTAGCCCCAGAGCCCCCTACTTGAGTAAAGCTAGTGTCTTTGCTTCTTATTACAATACGACCAGTATAAGACTCGTATATTTCACGATTGTCTTCTACATTTACCGTATCGGGTTCGAGTCCTACTTCGACTCCTTCTACTGTGATATTCTTAATATACTCTGGAGTACCTTGTGATGCTCCAGCAGATGTAAGAATCTCAGCGTATTCAAATATTAACTTTGCCATTGTTTTTTGTGTTTAGTTTAGGATATTTGGATTATACTTTCAAAATTTACGGTTGTAGATAAGTATCCATCTTGCTCTTCGATACTATCTACACCAGTAACTGTGAGCGTCCACAAGTCACTGTTTACGTCTGATGCTGTCGTATCGGTTGCCCAATCAAACAGCTGGTCACTAATTTCAAGTGCCCTATCGTATATCGTGTCTTTCAAGCTATGCGAATCGGGCTGTTCAATATATACTAGCGCTTGGAACCGTTGGTTCAATTCACTAGGTTTTTCATCATTCAATCTATAATCGCTTAAACCACTAAGAAGTTTAAATACGACCACTTCACGTTTAATGTCTGCACGTTTCTGAATATCGATATTATTTCCACTATATTTCAATACCTTTTCAACGGTTGGTCTTGCGTCTGAAGATGAATAGGAGCTGAAGCTCGTTACGTACCCACTAAGTATTGCGTTTCTGTCCACTTATAACCTCACAACGGTTGTAGCACTAGCACGAATCGTTCTAGGCTGGGTTAGTGTATCTAATATGCGGTTCTCTACAAATTGTATATTATTACTTTGCTCAGATGAACCGCTGTCTTTCTCTATTGGGTACATAGCTGTAGCACGACCTGATTCAGCTTTGTCTTGATGGAGTTGCATATAACCATGAACCTTTGCGTCTTTATAATCAAAACTTACAGCGTTCTCTGATTCTTCGTAGTAAAAATTACGAAATGCAGCACCTGAATAATAATGGTCACGAACAGGTTGAACGCCTTTATTTATTTTTCTTCTCTTATATTTATCATTTAACTTTTCTCTTCTAGTTGCACCGTCTGGCTCTCTAGCTTTGCGAGATGTTTGCCATATAGAGTCTTTATACTCACGCCCTACGTCAGTAAGTACTTCTTTAGGCATACGCCCAAGCATATCTATTAAATCTTTTGTTACTGCTTCGCCTATCGTCATATCAATACAAGCTCATAAAACGAACTCTTGGAGTCGTCTTTGGTTTAGTTAATAATCCGCTAAGCCTTCTAAGGTTAGCTGTTAAATATTGATTATACATTTGATAGTATTTACCAGCCTTAGTAAATGAAAAGCTATCTTGATGTGTTGCGTCTTGCGCAAACCACAACTCTAAAAATTTATATGAAAGCAAGTCAACAAGAAGTTCTTCAGAATCTGCTGCGTGTATAGCGTCTAACAATGCCGTCTCTGTAGCATACGTAGAATCGTTTATGTATTCTCGTAGATTCTCAAGAATATCCGTTTTAAGGAGCTTAATTGCTTTGCCTAGTATTAGGTTATCCTTCTCTGATAGATTGAGCACGGTAGTGCCCGTAGTGACATTAATGCCCTTGAACGTTAGCTCTTCTAGTGCATCAATATTGTTTCTAGTAAGGGTTAAGTCGCTAAACGCCATAAGTATTGTTTTGTGTGTAGTTAAAAAAAGGGGGAGACGTTGTTATTTTTGACAACATTCCCCCCAATTTTGTTGTTAGCGTGTAGCTTACGCTTTAGCTACGTTACCACGAATGTATCGTCCACCTAGGTCTGGTCTGAATACTTTAGCTCCGTAAAGAACTTCGATAAGTACGTCAGCACCTGACTTGGTTTCTTCGATAGTCAATGTGTAATTCACATTGTTCATTGGCTCGAAACCAGCAGCTCTACGCACGCCAGAACCTGAACCGCTATCCACTGAAGGCATTACAGCAGTTACTAAGGCAAGGGCAGATGGGTCGTAGAAGAACTGCTCACGTCCAGTGTCACCTGAAGCAATATCAACTGGGTTGATAGTAGCGTTGTTAGCAACAGCTGCACGTAATGGCTCTTTGATTGTTAAAACAGTACCAGTTTGGCTTTCTACAGTGTAGAAGTCATCAGAACCTTTAGCAGCACCGAAAGTAATAATGTCACCCTCAGCTAAAGATACAGTAGCAGCACCGCCACTACCATCATCGATGGTTAACTCAGTTTGTCCTACCGCTTCGTCAGCAGCCATAACAGCGTCAGTTACCGTAGCAGCAGTGTGGCTAGAACCTTCGTTGTCTACGAAGAAGTCAAATCCATACGCACGAGCCATAGCTCCACCTAACTGAATGTCAGCAGAACCACGAGTGTTGGCTTGTTGGAAGATGTTCAAAGTAGTAAGGTCTTTCTCTACGAATGGGTCAATAACCATCATTAGGTTATCAGTAGTGAACTTACGAGAAGCCATAATTTTTCTAGCTTCTGCAAGGTCATTATCGTCCATTACAGTAGAGTCAGTGTTGTTGTCAGCGAAAGCTACTTCAAAAGCCTTACGAGCCTCAACTTTCACATCACTATTGATTTGGTCAATAAGTTGGTGTAGTCTTGGCACGAAGTGCTGTTGTACTAAATCAGGAAGAGCAAACTTTTGGTCAGCCTTGTCGATGCTGAATCCAGCATAGTAATGCTTGTTGATTACTAATTGCTCTTCGTTAGCGTCAGGAGTACCTAGAGAATAGGTTCCTGAGTATGCACTAGGAGCGCCAGTAGGCTTTACTGCACGAGTTATGCTTACAGTCTTGTTACGAGATGCAACGAGACCTTCGATAGATGCGCCAGCTACGTTAGTAACGGCTTTGGATACCATTGGTCGGTTTGGGTATTGGTTAGCTAGTGCAACCTCAACAAACGCCTCTGGTTCGTAAATGGAAAAATTACTATTAATTGCCATGTCTTTATAAAAGTTAAATTATAGGTATAATGTTATATTTTAGCTTTTGGGTCGCTGTGACCAGAACATGACAATTAAGGTTTTGCCTAACCATAATAAGATGGATTTACGCTTGTTCAGCCCAACCGCCTGCGGCTCTCATAGCTCCGAAGAGCTCCTCTGCCTTAGCACGGTCTGCTGGATTAGACGAGCGCACAAGTTCTTGAAACTCTGCTCGACTAGGTCTTTCACTACTAGCTGAAGTACCACCAGTTGCTCCGCCAGCACCCACTTTCTTGGGTTTCGCAAATTGTTTAGCAAACTCAACGAGTGAGTTAGCCACTGACTTTCTATTGCCTTGTTCGTCTAGGTCAGGAACACCGTCTTTAACGGCATAAAACTCCCCATTAGACTCTTCTATCTCGTACTCGTTATAGAACAGTTGTTCTACATAGTCTTGGCGTAAAGTCAGTTCATTATCTTGTTGGAGTGCACCAAACGCTGATTGAAACTCAGTGTTTATGCGATTCTCCATTTGAGTCATCATGAGTTGCTCTTTTGCAGACTCAGCTTCTTGCTGATACTGTTGCAATAGCTCACGCAACTTTTCAGATTCACCCTTCTCTTCTTGCTTGGGTTGAAGTGTCTGTTGGATTAGCGAAAAAGCATCATCCAATGACTCAACGTTGTTTCCCAGTAATTCAGAGAACTTTCCTACAACATCCTTTTCGACCTTACTTTTTCCTTCGTTGTATGCGCCACGAAAGAACTTGTCTTTATCGAACTCTGGTTGTTGTGATTGTACGGTGTTTTGTGAGGTTGTCTCCTCTACTGCTGATTCAGGAGCATCAGCTTGCTCTATGTTTTGTTCGCTCATAATGTGGTTATAAGTTAATTATTGCTCGCTTTGTGTTTCAATACCAACTTGTGCTTGGCGTTGAAGTTCTTCTTGTGGAAGAATATCTACTAAATTCCTTAGGTCAGTAGCCGTTTTGGGCATACCATACTCATCAAAATGTTGCATTACTTCTTCAATATCCTCTTGAGGCATGGAGCGCTTGCGCATATATTCAGCAGTTAATTTTTTAATTAAAGGTAGAGACATAGCGTGATACTGCATACCCTCTGTAATGTCTTGGAATATCTCATCAGCGCTAGACAAGTCGTAATGTTTCGAATAGGTTACACCGTATCCTTCGTAGTCTTCGTCACGAACCTTAGCCATTCTTCTTAGAACCTGCATCTCTATCATCTCCATGTCCATAGCCGTAGACGCTAGTAACCCTTGTTCTTCTACGTTATCAAACCTTTTAGCAGAGCCAGACACATTACTCTTAACAATGGACTTGTCCCGAACCTGAGCCATAGAGAAGATGAGCGACATCAAATCACCAAAAATTACATCTCTAAGGTGCTGAAGACCCTGCATATCTGCTTGGTACAACATATTACTAGGTATTTGCTGGTCATCAGGAATAATGATTGCCATACCTACACCTTCTTTTATGGTACGTGAATCATATTGGTCATCATCAGCGACGCCAGCTAGAGACCGCACGATTGAATCTGTGAGAACAGGAATAGGATGCCCAAACAGTTCAGAACCCTTCTTCAGGTCATAGAACAACTCAGAAGAGGCTAGGTACATACCCTTTAGAGAATATCTACGGGGTTTACCTACAATGAACGAACTGTTAGCATCCGTCTGACCCTTGAGTAGCGTGGCTGGAACCTCTCCGAATGGATTGGGTATTTCCAGAGTCTTTTGTTTCTTCCCGTTCTCTTCTATGTACACGCAGATGTACTCAGGTGTGTAGGCAGTCCACTTATGCTTTTTAACGTTGTCTAGGTCGTAATACATTTGCCTAGTAACAAGCAACGTGAGAGCGCCTTGTTTCACTTGAAAGTTCCATATTTCGTGGGGGCGCACAACAAAGTTGTAAGGAACTACGTTGCCGTCTGTGTCGGTAACAGGGCTTCCGTTACCATCTATCATAAGGTCAGTAACTACTGCGCCAAACCCCAAAACCTCTTTTACGAAGAGAACCTTGTCTCGGTAAAACTCGGTGCTGGAACACCCTGCATCATCAAAATTCGTTTCCTTCCACTTCCAGAAATCTTTGTTTTCAGGGTACATTCTGTTGACGTTGTTTTCGTCATAGATACGTTGCTGGGCTGAAAAGAACTTCTGCTCTAGCGGAAACAACTTCATTCTCGATAA